TGAAAGCGTACCTGCGGCCTCAACCGTAACAACTCCACCCCTTATCTCCACCATGGAAGAACAAACTCCAAATCTGGAGCTTCTTCGTGCTGAGGCCTCAGAGGCCAAGGCAAAAGAAGCTGCGGAAATGCTTGCTCTTGGCAAGCGCACTCAAAACGTTGAGATTGCTCAAGACTTCGTTATGAATTCTCGATCACTCGACGAACTTCGCTCTGCACTGCTTGAAAAAATGGGTTCTCAATCTAAGCCCGTTGATAACACAGCTGGAGAGATTGGCCTTTCTGAAAAGGAAACGCGCTCATTCTCTTGGTTGCGTGCAATCAACTATCTGTCCAATCCTGCTGACCGCGCTGCTCGTGAAGCTGCTGGGTTTGAAATTGAAGCTTCAGACGCTGCTGCTGCAAAGCTTGGCCGTCAGTCTCGTGGCATCACCATCCCTCAGGATGTTCTAAGGCGCGATTTGGCTACTAGCCCAGCTTCTGCTGGTGGCAACCTTGTTTCTACTGATTTGCTGGCGGGTTCTTTTATCGACCTGCTTCGCAACGCTTCTGCCCTTGACCGTGCTGGCGCAACTGTGCTGACCGGCCTGACAGGCAACGTTGCAATTCCCAGGCAATCGGGTGCGGCAACGGCGTACTGGGTCGCTGAGTCGGGTGCTCCTTCCGAGTCTCAACAGACTTTGGATCAAGTAACGATGATGCCTCGCACTGTCGCTGCTTACACCGACTACAGCCGTCGCTTGTTGATTCAATCCAGCGTTGACGTTGAGAACATGGTCCGCAGTGACCTTGCAAAGGTTCTTGCACTCAAGATTGACCTTGCTGGCCTTTATGGCACCGGCACCAATAGTGAGCCTCTTGGCCTGAAGAACACTACCGGCATCGGTACTGAAGATTTTGCTGCTAACACCCCAACATTTGCTGAGGTTGTTGCACTTGAGTCTGACGTTGCTGGAGCTAACGCTCTTCTTGGAAGCCCTGTGTATCTGATGAATGCTGCAATGCGCGGCGCTCTGAAGACTGCAGTTAAGGAATCCGGTCAAGCCAGCTACATCTACGAGAACAACGAAGTCAACGGTTATCGCGGTGACGTCAGTAACCAAGTGGAATCTAACGATCTGTGGTTTGGCAACTTCGCTGATCTGTTGATCGGGTACTTCTCCGGTTTGGATCTAATGGTTGATCCTTACAGCAACAGCACAAGCGGCACCGTTCGTGTTGTAGCAATGCAGGATGTGGACATGGCCGTGCGTCATCCCGAGTCCTTCTCACGCGGTAACAACACTCTCTGATAAATGAAGATCCGTATCCTGAAGCAAACAACGCTTGGGTCCACGGTAGTTCGGGTGGGAGATGTCATTGAGACATCTCTTCCCAACGCTCAGCTCCTAATTGGCATTAAAAAAGCCGAAGAATGGATTGAGCCTTCTTTTGTTAAAGAGGAGCCCGTCGCTGATCCCGAAGCGCTTTCCTGCCCACCGACAAAACCCCCTTCCAAACGGAGAAAGACCAATGCTACAAAATCTGGGCTCTAAGAGCTATCTATTAACGGCCAGAGCTAATTTGCTTGGCAACTCGACAGCAGTAAGTGCTGCTGTTGATCTTGAGGATTATGAAGGCGACATCGTCTTCTGCCTTGACGCTTCAGCTGGTGGATCTGGCATTACTTATGCCGTAAAGGTCACTGAATGCGACACCGAAGGTGGTACATACACCGACATGACTGGTGGTGGCTTCACAACCACTGGCGCTAACACAGCCCTTCAGGAGAAGATTTTCGTCAACTCCAACGACATGAAGCGATTCATCAAGGTCAGCACTACTGTCGCAGGTGGTACTGGAACTGGTTTCGTTTCTGTCGTAGCACTGGCCGCTAAGAAGTACGACTGATTATGGCAATTCAAGATACCTTTGCTTTCCTTGACACGAACGAATTTGGCGTTAATTGCCAGATCGGCAGTGGAAGCGTTTTCATCGGTATCTTGGATTCACCCATGGAAGTGATCGCGGGTGGGATGGCGTTAAGTCGGGAGTATTTGCTTACTGCAAAAACCTCTGATGTCAGCGCCCTTACTCGCGGCTCTTCTATAACTGTTAATTCTGAAGATTACACCGTAAGAGAAAACAATCCAATTGATGACGGTTTGTTTTCTGAGCTTTTGCTGAGCAAAGATTAATGGCTGACACAAGGCGTGAATTGATTTTGGCTCGCATCAAGACTGATCTTGATTCAATCACTGGCGCAACAGTTTATCGAAGCCGTGTTGAGCCTTTAGCTAGAGGCGAGGTGCCAGCGGTAATTGTTGAGCCGGTCAGCGATCAGCCAACAGATACAAATTTTTATGACAAGCTTGATTGGGTCTTGCGAGTAAGAGTGACTACGCTTGTTCGCGCTGGCGTTCCAGACGACGTTTCAGACACTTATACGCAACAAGTTCATGAGTTATTGATGGCTGATCAAACTTTAAATGGATATGCGCTTGATATGACCCCTGACCGGACTGAAATAAGCTTGTTTGAAGCGGATGTACCTCTTGGGGTGATTGCTCAAGATTTTTTGATTCGCTACCGTACCAGTAGAGCAAATCTGACCTCAACCTGAGTTATCCTTTAATATGGCTAAGCAAGTACCCACTCCCAGTGCCGGTGGCAGTTATCTGTTCAACCCGGAAACAGGCGAACTTCAACTGATCGAATCACCCTCCGCTTCCAATAACAATGGCACTGACGAGAAAAAAGTTTCTGGTAGCAAAGATCGAGTCGACCTACGGGACGGATCCGACTCCAGTGGGGGGAAGTAACGCTGTTCAAGTTAGCAACGTTGAAGTAACTCCTATTGAGTCTGACAACGTTCAAGCCACAGCGTTTCAAGGATTCATTGGTAACAGCACACGCGGCACATTGGTCGCAAACAAGCGAGTTGCAATTACTTTTGATATTGAGCTAGGAGGCTCTGGGGCAGCTGGTACAGCCCCTGCTTTTGGGCCTTTGCTTAAGTCTTGTGGCTTGTCTGAAACGATAGTTAGTTCTACTTCTGTCACTTACGCGGGTGTCAGCAGCAGTTTCAGTTCGGCAACGATTTATTGTTTCTACGACGGCACTCGGCACAAGATTACGGGTTGCCGTGGAACGGTCAGCTTTAACTTGGCAGCAGGTCAACTGCCTGTAGCCAGTTTTCAGATGATTGGCATTTACAACGCACCTGACGGCATTGCCCTTTCAGGCACCTTTACTGTTGCAAATCAAGCTGCAGCTGTTGAGGTAAATGACGCCAACGTCACTACTGCAACCTTCCATGGCGTCACTAGCGTGCGTCTTGAAAGCTTGGATTTGTCTTTAAACAATGAGTTTATCTACAAAGAAACTGCAAGTTCTAAAGAGGTGTTGATTGTCAATCGCGCTCCTGGCGGCACTGCTGTGATCGAGGCTCCTGTTATTGGTACTACTGATTACTTTGCTAAGGCTGTGGCTGTCACAACTGCAAGCAGTAGTTTTGTGGTTGGAGGTAGTGCTGGCAACATCTCTACTTTCACGATGGCGCAAACCGACATCACCGGAGTAAGCTACGGCGACACTAACGGAGTGGTTTCGTTGTCAATGCCGTATTTGGCTCTGCCAACAACTGCAGGCAACAACGAGTTCGCTTTGGCCTTTACTTAATCCAATGGCTTTTGTCCTTAAAAAGGTTTCTTCTTACAAGTGGCCTGTCACTGTCGAAGTTCCTGTTGATGGTGGCAAGTTTAAAAAAGAAAGCTTCACGGCAATCTTTAAAAAGATGAGCCGCTCATCCTTCAATGATTTAATTGATCAAGGCGACGATGCTTTGGTTGGTGAAATTATTGAGGGTTGGGAAGGCATCAAGGACGAGCTTGGGGATGCAGTGGAATACAGCGAATCAACCAAGGTTGAATTGTTTGATGATCCGTATGTCTTGCGTGCTGTGATCACGGCTTACACCGATAGCCTTACAGGAGCACAAGCAAAAAACTAGAGAAGGCCGCTGAGTATTGGGCGAAAGGCGGCGTTGTCGACGAGCGTGAAGCGGATCTAAAAGCTCTTGGCGCAAGCGAAGAGCAAATTGCACAAGTGCGGCTAGAAGCTGTTGAAGAGCATTGTGAAGTGTGGGAGGATAACTGGGACATCGTGATGATGTTTCTTAGGCTTCAGACGCAGTGGAACGTCAGCATGGCAGGATTGACAGGATTGAACTACTCATCGGTCGAGTACCTCGGTAGACTGTACCCAGCAAAAGATCCTGTCGCTTTGTTTGAGGGCTTGCAAGTGATGGAAATCAAAGCCCTGACTTGCCTTAACAAGAAGAACTCCTAATGGCAAACGTCACAACCGAACTAAAGGTTTTAGTCAAGGCCGTAGGCAAAGGTGAGCTGAAGGAGCTTGAGTCTGCGTTAAATAAGCTTGCTGTTACGGCAAGAACAAAGGTCGACGTTAACTTTAAAAAAGTAAGCGCTGAACTTAAAAAGATTCAAAGCACTTCAACTACAAGTATTAAAAACCTAAGGGATTACAGAAACGCATGGCGTGATATTGCGGCTCAACTTGATATCAGCAGTAAAGAGTTTAAAGAGGCAACAGCAGAGGCAGCAAGGCTTGATGCACAGCTAGCAAAAGCAGAAAAGCGTAAGCCTGCAGGTGGTGGACGTTTTGCGAGCGCAGCAAAAGGCGTTGGCGCAATTGCAGGCGCTGGGGTTTTTGGTGGGCCTGAGGGTGCTATTGGCGCGACTATTGGTCTTGCTGGCGGTGTCCCCGGCGCAATTGTTGGCGGTGCCATTGGCGCTCAGGTGGGGCAGCTAAGGAAAGCGGCAGGGGCCACAGCTGAATATGCGGCAAGTCTTGCAAAGCTTAGGGTCGCTCTTAAAGGTGTTACCACGGATGACAATGAGTACGCCAAGTCTCTCAATCTTATTAGTAAGGCCACTAAAGATTTTGCGATTCCTCAAGAAATACTGACCAAACAGTTTACAAAGCTGCAGGCTTCTGTTCAGGGAGCGGGAGGAAATATAGAAGACACTGAAGTCGCTTTCAAGGGAATTGTTGCTGCTGTTCGAGCAACTGGTGGTTCACTGCAAGACGTAGATTCTGCGCTCACAGCAACGGCTCAGGTATTTAGCAAGGGCAAGGTTTCTGCTGAAGAATTACGCCAACAAATCGGCGAAAGGCTTCCAGGCGCGTTTAGTCTTTTTGCTGCAAGTATTGGCAAAACCCCTCAAGAGTTAGACAAAGCACTTGAGGGCGGGAAGGTCAGCCTTCAAGACTTTCAGACATTTAGCGAAGCCTTGTTTAAGCGTTACGGTGAAAACGCAAAAATGATTGCATCCGGGCCTGAAGCAGCAGGAGATCGATTGCAGGTTGTCCTTGCAAATTTAAACGAAAACTTGGGAGCCTTGCTTGCCCCAATTGGATCATCATTTCAAGAAACTTTTATTACGATTGCTAAAGCAATTAATGGTGCCGCAAAGGCTTTAGACAAATTTTTTGGAGCTTCAGATGAAGCTCGTATTTCAAAAAACACAGTATTAATTCAGGCTGCTAATAAAAGCTTGGCAGAGGTCAGAAAGCAAAGAGCGGCCATGCAGAAAGAGATAGACGAAAAGGGCGATGTGCTTGGGGTTAGGGCTTCTCGAATAAGGGATTACAATATAGAAATAGAATTTGTTACTAAACAAAGGCAAAAACTTAGAGATGAAATTAACGCAAGGACACGCCCTGAGGACATTGAGCGTCCAACTGCTGGCACTGGCCTTCCTGGCATTACACCTCTTCCAGTTGGCGGCAATGGCGGTGGCGGCGCAACAAGCCAAATAAAAACAACAAGCCAAGAGTTGCTTGATCTTGCTTTAGCAAGAAACCAAGCTTTTAATAACGGCAATGAAATATTGCTAGCAGAACTTGATTTTCAAATTGAAATTCAAAAATTAACAGAACAATTTAATGCAGGGCAAAAAGATTTTAATACAGCACAGATTGGAGCTTTAGCAGCGGAAGAAAAATTTAAAAAGACTGGTTTAAGACTTTTGGAAAAAGAAAGGAAAGGGTATAGGGATCGCACGAAAGATCAAAAAGAATTTAAGAAGGAACTTACTGAAACAGAAAAAATGCTTAACAGCATAAAAGACACATTAGCAACTGGAATAGGAAGTGCTATTGAAGGGTTGATTGATGGCACGAAAACGCTAAGCCAATCCTTATCTGGCATATTAAAGCAAATTGGCAGCATGTTAATACAATTTGGAGTTAAATCATTGCTGGGCGGGTTGTTTCCAGGTGGCGGTGGTGCCAGTAAAGGTATTGCCCAGGCTGTAGGTAACTTTGCCGCAAACGGCGCTTATTTCGATAGAGGTGTGGCCGAGTTTGCCAGAGGTGGAGCATTCGCCAAGAACAAGATCGTGCCTTATGCCAAAGGCGGCATCGTCGACAAGCCCACGATGTTTGCCTACGCCAATGGTGGTGCCGGGCGCTTCGGAATTATGGGTGAAGCTGGGGCTGAGGCAATACTGCCCTTGCGTCGTGGAGCTAACGGCAAGCTTGGAGTTGAAGCGTCTGGCGGTGGCGCAAGTAACGTGGTAGTCAATGTTGACGCTTCTGGCTCTAGTGTTGAAGGCAATGCTGAGCAGTCCCAAATGCTTGGTAAAGCGATTGGCATTGCAGTGCAACAAGAGCTGATCAAACAACAACGACCTGGAGGCTTGCTCCGTTAATGGCTAATTTTCCCAGTATTGAGCCTAGCTTCAACGCACGAAAAGCTAGTAAGCCTAATGTAATCACTGTTCAGTTTGGTGATGGCTATGAGAGCAGATTGACGCATGGGCTCAATCAAAACCCAAAGATTTGGAATTTACTTTTTGAAAATATAACTGAGACAGAATCCGACACTATTGAAACTTTTTTAGATGCTCGCGCTGCTGACAACGCATCATTTGATTGGCAGCCGCCTGGGTCGTCTGTTGCCTATAAATGGGTTTGCGACTCATGGAGTAAAAACATTCCTTACGCTAACCGCGCCACAATTCAGACAACATTCCGCGAAGTATTTGAACCGTAATGGCTGTTGCTGCTTGGGCTGCTAGTACCGCATTTTCTGTTGGTGACATTCGCCGCGCCACAACAAGTCAGGCATCTGGCTTGTGGTTTCGCTGCACTACTGCTGGAACTTCTGCCAGCACTGAACCGAGTTGGGGGACAGATATTGGAAGCACGATTACTGATAACAGCTGTGTTTGGACTGCAATCAGCAGTGTCTATGAGGATGTGTCAGTCCTTGCGCCAAGCGCAATTATCGAACTATTTGAGCTGCATTTAAACGCTACCCT